GAGCCATTACGCATACCTCTCGAAAGGCACGAGCATGATCTCCTGATGAACGCTGTAAACTGCAGGAGGACCAGACTGCGCATAGGCGTTTGTCTGGCCCTCCTGGGTAACCACGATTTTCGAGCCGGGAGGAATGGCTACGGACTTATCGAGGAACAATTTCAGCGACTGCTGTGTCAGCGGAGCGCTATCCTGCTCGGTAGTGCTTGAGATACTGGAGAAGGAAAGCCTGCACGGCTGTTTCTGGAGAACCTGGACCTCTGTGGGCTCATCTCGGCCGTTGGCTGGGTTTCTTATAGTCTTAACTGTGTAAACGTCGCAGAGGCCCTTCCAGAGCTTCTGGAGCGCGTTCCGATAGTTCTTTACCATACCAGCCTCCTATAAGCCGCGATCAGCTCTGCGCTGGGTTCGATCATCTTTGCAAGCATTGCGTCGAACTGGTCCTCGAAAGAGCCAGTATCAGCGATTGCGAAAGTGACCGAAGTATCGCCCTCAGAGATACTCTTCGCAGGTGCCTCAAAGTCATACTGATCGGCGAGTGCACCGGTCTGCTTCTTGTCTGCGAGGAACATGCCCACGGCCATATCCACCCAGACATAGAAAAGGCCCTCAGGCACTTGAAGCTGATTCGTTCTGGCCTTTAGGTCTGCCTCGGCTCTCTTAACATTGTAGTCGATCGCCGCGCTGTCGGTCTCAGCTACCGTATAGCCGAGAGCCGACAGTCGGGTTTTTACTGCCGCGAGTACGTCCGCCATAGGCCTTAACCTCTGGAGATGATACGGGCGATAGGAATGACCTTATCAGCGATCGTATCGGTGCCGTCGTTAACCAGAGACCAGTTAGTGCCGGTAGCCAGCTCAGCATTGGTGGGGCTGTTGGTAGCCTGGGAGGCCTTCGTGTAGGAGATACCTGCAACAGACACAGCCTTGCGCTTACGGCTGATGAGGGTATCTTCGCCACCGCGGTGCTTAGCATCACGAATCATCTCGTACGGCACCTTCGCGCCGACATCTTCCCAACCGATCGCACCTTCACCCAGCACGTAGGTGGTGTAGACGCTGTGCTTGTGAGTGCTGCCTTCCTCGGCAACAGGCATGGAGTCGTCTACGATAACCAGGCGGCCATTCCAGGAGCCCAGGCCCAGCTCGCGCTCGATACCGTCGGCGTCAGTGTACTTCAGGTAAGTCAGGAGCTTCATGTTCTCCAGGTTGGTAGCAACCGCAGAGTGGCAGAGCACCAGAGAGAACTTACCCTTGTGATCGCCGCAGGCCTTCTGGATAGCGGAGTTCAGAGTGGTGGCGGTCATCATCATGTCAGCAGTAGTCTCGGTGTCGCCGCTTGCGGAGATGTCATAGGTATGGTTGTCCACGAACTTCTTGTTTGCAGTCTTGATCGCACCGGTGCCGGTATTGGACATGAGGAAGATGCCCTTCAAGATGTCAAGCAGAATATCCTGGTCAACGCTGTTCCAGTACTCGTTGATCTGGTTGCGGACGTTCGCCATAAAGTCAACGCCGCCAGTGACGTCATAGGAGAAGTCGGCCTCAGTCCAGCCGTTCATACGGCCGAAGGTGAAAACACCCTGCTCAAAGGTCTTAGTAGAGCCAGGGTTCAGGTCGCTCACGCCGTCGTAGTTCTGAGCGGCGCCGCCGAGCAGACCGAAGAAAGGCAGAACCGCGTACACAGTACCGCCCTGGTTCGCGTTGCCAAAGGTATCGCGCAGGCGCTGGTCGCCCACGATCGCACGAGACTCTCTCAGCTTATTCAGCTTAGGGTTGGGAACGGCAGACATATACTTGCCGAATGCCTTCTCATTGAAGGACTTAGCATCAAATTTCGCCATTATTGTTCAACTTCCTTTCAAAATTAGTTTGCCGCGTCAGGGTTGTTCTCCATATACGCAGCGAGTTCCTCGTAGGTCATCTTAGAATAGTCCGGGGGCTGGTTGTTAGGGTCACCGCTCTCACCAGGCTTGAAACCCTTGAATCCAGCCTTGCCAGTCTCGAACATAAAGCCGCTGTCAGGAGCCTCGGCCAGTTTCTTGATCTGGTCGGCCAGTCCCTTAACGGTGCCATCTGCGTCCAGCTCAGCCTTATCCAGGTCGAGCAGAGCCTTAACGGCTTTTACGTTCTTCGCTTTTGCCGCAGACAGAGCCAGCTCAACGGCGGTATCGATTTTGAGGCTTTTGATCTCAGCCTCATGGGCCTTCGCCGCAGTTGCGTTCTCGGTCTGGAGAGTTGCGATCTGGGTTTTCAGAGCTTCAACGTCGCCGGTAGAGGCCTTGAGGATCTCCAACTGCTTGTCGCGCTCCTTAACTGTGTCGGCAAGGTTTTTCTTCTCAGTGTTCAGCGTGTTAAAGTCAGCGCGTGCCACGAAGTTCTTACCGATCTCCTCGGAAACCTTCTTGTCGATCTCCTCGGAGTACGCTTCTCCCAAAATAGTTTTCAGCCAGTCCAACATATTTTCCTCCTGTCTCCCGCTATCCTTTTTATCCGGCCAGTCCCGGTATTGCGGGCGCGCTATTTATTGTCCGCCGCGCAAGGCGGTAATTTTTGTATGAAAAAAGCACCGCCTGCGTTATCCGCAGGGGTGCTCTAATCATTATTGCTTGTATGGGGCTCCACGGTCTCCTGTATCGCGTTTTAGCGCTGGGGCCCTTAGGTTTACCCTCTTAGAGTCATAGACACGATACAGGTCAATTATGAACCCAGAACATCAGCCTCAGACCCTTCAACAATCTCAAATACTTTGGGCGGAAAAAGGTAAGTTTCGTCGAGCTCAGTCATAACACGGTACCAACCTTTTTCGATAGACAGTACTTCACATACTGTACCAGTGGGCATGGCAACGAAGTCCGGCCCGATATACTTCACCTTCAATCCAACCACTCCTTAACAAAGAATTCAAACTTGCCGACGCCAGAACACTGTACCCAATGGACCTCAGCCTCTCGATCGCCCTCAGGCGTAGCGAGAACACCAAACCCCTTTGCGTGCTGCCAGTCCTCTGGCTTGCCGCCGTAACGGTCAGCATACTTCTCAGCTTTTCTAAAAGGAGACTTTACTCCCTTACCGGCAAAGACTTCTACGTCCTGAATCTTTGTACCTTCAGCAAAGTGGAACATCTCGCCGGTGTCAAGGTCCATGACTTCATAGTTACGGGCTTTCGCACCTACGGACCTCCCTATGATTATATCACGCTGCGGTAAGGTTGTAAGCGCTTTTGGTAGAAATTTTCTTTCCCACTCCTTATAGGTCATATCCTTAGGAACGGTATAACGCTTGCCCTCGTCGTCTCTTGCGAAACGGTCTCCGAGGTTTTCCATATCCTCATAGTAGGGTGCGGTCGTGCCGCGGCACCAGGGGTGGAAAGGCGGCGCAGTAACGCCGACTTTGTACTCACTCATAGGATAGACCTTACCGTCCAGAGAACCGCAAAGGCTGCAGGTCTCCTTGTCAAGGGTCTCCACGATCACGTACTTCTTAACGCCGAGATCGGTAAAGCAGTCTTTTCGCGCCATGTTGGCAAAGGCTGCTGTTTCAGTCATGACCAGGCGTCCAGCCTGCGAGCGGGAAACCTTAAAGCGATCAGCAATCGCCTTAATTGCCTTATCGGGTGCAGCGCCGCGCATGATTGTCTGAGTAAGCTGCGTGTTCACGCTGTTTACCAGGGCTTGCTTATTGGCCCAGATACGATCACTGAACGTCTGGGCGTCCAGAGTCCAAGGTCTTGCGAGTACCTTCTTGATCGTGTCGTCGGTCAAACCGTGAAGAGTCCAACCGACCCCGATACCCTTTTGCAGCTCAAAGGCTGTATGGTAATAACCACGTTCATAAACTTCCGCGAGAGAAGTCTCAAGCAGCTCCGTCTGGGCTCCGTGCAGAGCTTCGGCTTGCGCCTGGAGCTGGAGCTTGAGACTATCAAGCCTCGATACATGAACGCGGGCAGAAGCGTTTTTAAGCTGCTTATACCACGCCTGAGAGACTGCGTTCTCTTGACCGTATTTTATATA